TCGGGTACTAATGCTAGTGGAACTACTACCCCTATGGGCACACTTGCTGCTATGGGTACTGCCTTGGCTCACAATCATGGTTTTACTTACTCGTCTACTGAACACGGCGTAATTATTGGGTTAGTTTCTATACGTGCCGATCTTACATACCAGCAAGGTCTTGCTCGTATGTGGAGTCGGTCAACCCGTTATGATTTCTATTTCCCAGCTTTCGCAACATTAGGCGAACAAGCTGTATTAAATAAGGAAATTTATGTTACAGGTACTTCTGGGGATAATAATGTATTTGGCTATCAAGAACGCTGGGCAGAATACAGATATTATCCTAGCCGCATTTCAAGTTTGTTCCGTTCTACTGCTGCTGGAACTATTGATGCCTGGCATCTTGCACAAAAATTCACTGCTACACCTACGTTGAACACAACGTTTATACAAGACACACCACCAGTGAGTCGAGTAGTAGCAGTTGGAGCAGCTGCTAACGGACAACAGTTTATTTTTGATAGCTTTTTTGATTGTAAAAAAGCACGACCAATGCCAATGTACTCAGTACCTGGCTTAATCGATCACTTCTAATATGTTTGGCGGAATCAGTCTTGGTGGTGCTATTGGTAGTGTGCTGGGCTATGTTGGCCAGCAACAAACCAATCAGAAGCAATGGGATATTGCTCAGGCTTCTAATCAAGCTAGTGCTGAGCAAGCTGCCAAACAAATGGATTTCCAAGAGCGTATGCGGGAAACTCAATATCAAACTGCCGTTGATGATATAAAAAAAGCTGGGTTAAACCCCATGCTTGCATATCAACAAGGTGGAGCGGGTACCCCAAGTGGAGCAATGGGGCAGGTGTCCACCGCAAAAGTCGGCAATTCTATTGGATCTGCTTTGCAAGGTTATCAATCCATGGCTATGAATAATGCCGACATAGATTTAAAAGATGCAACTACAAAAGGAACCACCGCATCAACTATAAAAACTGAAGCAGACACAATTAAAACTGCTGCAGAAATTGGTTATATTTTGGAAAACACAAAATTAAACACTGAACAACAACGTAATTTGAAAGAAATGTTGCTTAAATTACAACAAGAAATTAAAAACCTTCGAGCAACCGAAGGATTAACAACTGCAACAACTGCTAAAACAAAAGCTGAAGAGAAAAATATTACTAATTTGGTATCACCCTCTGGTGATCCATATATTTATCGCGATATTAAGCAGTTACTTAAAAAAGGGTTGCAAAACCCTAAATTATTACTACCATCATTTGGAGGAAAAAAATGAGTAAGAACGCTGTTTTTTTACGTACACCCTACAACTATGACCGAGATGCTGCAACAAATGAGTCAGGGTTGCATTGTGAGGATGCCTCCCTGGCTCAGCAGCATTTCAAAGAAGAATGTGATATCAATACAATTCTTCAAAAATTCAATATAACGGGCTTATTGCCCGAATCACCATTATCGCCACGCTATGGCGATTTCACCGGTATCGGTGACTATCATGGTGCTTTAAACCGCGTTATCGCAGCTCAAGACGAATTTGAGGCATTACCAGCCCAAATTAGAGCTCGTTTCGATAACGATCCATCTAAATTAATCGACTTCTTGGAAGACGAAAACAATCGACCAGAGGCCGAGGAACTTGGACTGGTCGAAAAAGCAGCTGTTGAAGCCGTAGAAGCTGCTAAAACTACCCCTGAAAAGGCGGCCGATTAGGCCGTAGCACAGTTACCTTACTTGATGTAACTGTGCTAGGTGACACCAAACCGCAAAATGTACCAAAAAGGGAGATGATTATGATGTATAGAAAACCAGTTAATAAATATCGTTCGGCTAAATCTTTTAGACGTAACGCAAAACGTACAAAATCAGCAAATATGAGTAAATCTCCACAACGTGGAGGCTGGAGGCTCTAAAAACCTCCAGGCACCTCACATGCCTTGTTATTACCCTTTAAGAGCATACCAATGCTCAGACGGTCATATCGTGTTTTACGAAAGTAAAAGACACGATACCGTAAAAACGTTGTCATTACCCTGCGGCCAATGTATTGGCTGCAGATTAGAACGCTCACGTCAGTGGGCGATTAGATGTATGCATGAGGCACAAATGCATACACAAAACTGTTTTATAACCCTCACTTACAATGATGCACATCTCCCAAGCGATAGATCACTACACTACCGAGACTTTCAACTCTTTATTAAAAGATTACGAAAACGGTACCCTGGACGCAAAATACGTTATTACATGGCTGGTGAGTATGGCGAAAATTTCGGCCGGCCTCACTTCCACGCCTGTCTCTTCGGAATCGATTTCGATGATAAGAAACTATGGAAAAGGACTTCCGCTAATTCTATGTTATATACATCCCGAGACCTTGAAATACTGTGGCCATTTGGTTATTCCTCCGTTGGAGACGTTACTTTCGAATCGGCGGCCTACGTCGCACGATATATTATGAAAAAGGTAACAGGAAAAAATGCAAAAGAACATTACACAGAGATTGACCCTGAATCAGGGGAAATCACTACACGTAAACCCGAGTTTACCAAAATGAGCCTTAAGCCTGGTATTGGCTATGAATGGTATAAGCAATATACTTCCGATGTATATCCACACGATTATGTTGTAATTCGTGGAAAAAAAGTCAAACCTCCAAAATACTATGATAAAAAATATAAAATAGATCAACCGTATGAGTTTGACGAACTGCTTTACATTAGAGAAAAAAGTGCTAAACTGCACTTTGAAGACAATACACCAGAGCGATTGTTAGTAAAAGAACAAGTCGCAAAGGCAAAACTTCAAAAACTTAAACGTAACCTCACTTAAGGATAATTCCTCATGAAACTAGTACTTTGTACCGTAAAAGACCGCGCAGCTGATGCGTTCGGTCGCCCAATGTTTGTTCCTTCTGTTGGTGTCGCAATTAGGAGCTTTAGCGACGAAGTTAACCGCTCTGATGCTGACAATCAGTTATTTAATCACCCTGATGACTTCGATTTATACGAATTAGGCGAATTTGACGATAATTCTGGTCAATTCGCTTTACATGATCAACCAAAACTATTATCTTTAGGGAAACAGGTAAAAATACCTAAAGAATGATTTAAACAAACCGACTCAAAGGTATTATCTTTGGGTCGGAATAAACTTAGGAGCTCGTTAACATGCATCGCAATCAATCGGTAAATGTTCACCAATTTACAATGATTCCAAAGGCCGATATACCTCGGTCGTCGTTTGACTGTCAGTCAACGCATAAAACAACCTTTGACGCTGGTTATTTAGTACCAGTATATGTAGATGAGATGCTCCCAGGCGATACATTTCGCCTGAATATGACGGCATTTGCCCGTTTGGCTACGCCACTATATCCAATCATGGATAACATGCATTTGGATTCTTTCTTTTTCTTTGTTCCAAATAGATTAATTTGGAGCAATTGGCAAAAATTTATGGGTCAACAAGCGAATCCTGCTGATTCGATTTCTTATGTTGTACCCCAACAAGTATCACCAGCCGGTGGATACGCTATTGGTTCATTACAAGATTATATGGGATTGCCTACTGCTGGCCAAGTAACCGCTGGACAAACCGTAACGCACTGTGCTTTTTGGCCACGTGCGTATAACCTTATATATAACGAATGGTTTAGAGATGAAAACCTACAGAATTCTGTTGTTGTGGATACTGGTGATGGTCCTGATACTGTTACTAACTATACCCTTCTTAGACGTGGGAAAAGGAAAGACTACTTTACTTCTGCCCTCCCTTGGCCTCAAAAAGGTACTTCCGTTACACTTCCATTAGGAACGTCAGCACCAGTATCCTTTGATGGTGGTACAACCGCACCTGTTAGTGTATATAGTACTGTTGCAAGCGGTCAGCGATCATTAATTACAGGTGTCGGTGCAGGCCCAACTAATACGTTTGTATCTGGAACTAATATAGGATCGAGTGCACTATATGCTGACTTATCTCAAGCAACTGCCGCAACAGTTAATCAATTACGTCAATCCTTTCAAATCCAAAAATTGTTGGAGCGTGATGCACGCGGAGGTACTCGTTATACTGAAATTATTCGCTCACATTTTGGTGTTATTTCTCCTGATGCTCGCTTACAGCGTCCCGAGTACATCGGGGGTGGATCAACCAATATTAATATTAATCC